GTCCCTCTGGCCCAGACCCCCCGCGATGCGACCCCCTACCCCCTACGGGGTCTGGCCGTGGCGGGGCCGGGGGCGGCGCTGGGCGGGCTTCAGGCGGAAGGCTGGCCGACCGTGGCGCGGGAACGGGTGGCCTGTAGGGCGGCGCGCAAGCCCTCCCTGATGGCATCTAGGCGGGCGGCCTCTTCGGTGTGTTCGTCTATGGCCTGTTGCGTAGTGGCGCGGTCGGCCTGGTTCGCCTTCAGAAGGGCGAGGATGATCTGTTCGGCTGATACAGGCTTCGGGGCGGGTGTTATGTCGGCGGTCGGGTCGGTCATCGCTTGGCGTTCCTGTTCTTCGGCATGGTGGCGCCGGTCACTTGCGGATGGGTCGGGTCGGAGGGCCAGCCGTCTTCGCCTATCTCGACGCTGAAGCCTCGGGCTTCGTCGGCTTGGGCGACGGAGTCGTGGTGATGTTTACACAACGAACGAACGCGGCCGGTGAAGAACTGGGTCCAGTCGTCATTGTGCGGGGGATGATGGTCGACGATTGCCATTAGGCGCGTGACGCCGTCCGCTAGACACAGTTCACAAAGGGGCTGGGCGGCCCTCTGGTCGCGCTTCCTGACCTTCCATGCCGGGGACTTGTACCAGGCCACCGAAGGCCGGGTCTGGCGGCGCTTGGCGTCATAGCGGCGGCGGGCGTCGGCGCGGTCTGTCACAGCGTCGGGGCCTCCCATGAAAAGCGCCGGGGCCTGAGCAGTTCGGCGGGCGACAGGTCGAGGGCTAGGGCCTTCGTCTTCACACCGGGATTCGGACTGTTTGACATCATGCTAGACCCTTTGGCCTTGATAGCCTCGCGGGTCAGCCCTTGTTGGTGCAGTTTCGATATGACCGCCGACCGTGTCGTTCCGCCCAGCGCCTTCGCGATCTGGGCGGCGGAATAGTTTCGGGCCTTCAATTCGCGCAGCTTGCCGACCCTGGCGGGGGTCCACTCTTCGGTGTTCGGGTTTCGGACTCCGGCCATCAGGTCGACTCCGTCGTGACAGCAGGAGCAGGAGTAGGGGCGGCAGGGAGGGCGAGGAGGCAGGTAGGTCCGTCGTAGGAACCGTATTCCTCAACCGTCTCGGCAAGCAGCGACACGAAGGTCAGTTCGGCCCATTCGCTCGTGTGCGGTTTTGGATTGGCGTCCATGAGCTTTTCGATGCGCTCATAGACCGCCCGCCCCACTTCTCGCTCTGCTGCGCCTACAGGTTCCTCCCCGGTCTGTCGGCTCTCTCCCTGAGTGGAGAGGGCGGCTCGGGCGCGGCGAAGGTCGCGGACGGGAACGTCCAGGGTGTCGTCAACGTCCCAACCGCCGCAATCGTTCAAGTCGTGGTATCGCGCAAACGCCTCCAACGCCTCCCGCAGCCCCTCCCGTTCCGCTGAAAGGCGCTCGACGGCGGCTATCGAAAGAGTGATTGTCTCTCTGTCCCGGATGCCGTCTCGCCATTCGCGCAGGACTTTCAGCCTCTTCACCAATCCCTCAACGTCAGGGGTTGCCGGTGTTTGTTCGGTCATACCCCCGCCTCCGAAAGCAGCGAGACCAGCTTGTCTGCTTGCTCTTTAGCCCATGCGGCCCGTGCGTCCCGTGCGTCCCATGCGGCCCTTGCGGCCCGTGCGTCCCGTGCGTCCCATGCGGCCCATGCGGCCCTTGCGGCCCGTGCGGCCCGTGCGGCCCATGCGGCCCTTGCGTCCCATGCGGCCCATGCGGCCCATGCGGCCCATGCGGCCCCTGCGGCCCGTGCGGCCCGTGCGGCCCCTGCGGCCCCTGCGGCCCATGCGTCCCGTGCGGCCCGTGCGTCCCGTGCGTCCCGTGCGTCCCGTGCGGCCCGTGCGGCCCGTGCGTCCCATGCGGCCCGTGCGGCCTTATCCCACTCGGCGGCGGTCGGTTCATCCCCGGCAATGGCCCGTGCGAACAGGGCGCTCATATTGTCCAGCACCACGTTCACGTCAGCGGACCAGCCGCGCCCGAGGAAGTCCGTCAGCAGCCAGTGAAGGAACCGCAGCCGAACTGGCTCAAGATCAGCCCCGACCGGAATGGCCTCGGCCACGCGGCGCGGAAAGCCCATCGCGGCGGCGGGAGTCATGGCCTCAAACAGATCATCTTCCAACCGCAGCAGCCACACAGGCCAGCCGAGCTTTTCCGGGCCTTGATTGTGATCGTATGCGTGAAGGGTGCAGCCGACCGCGCAGCCCTTGCCGTTTTCCCACCCGACGCCTTGGGTGATCTCGTCGGCTTCCTCGTGTGCGATCAGTTGAGCGATCAGCGCGGCCTTAATGGCCGGGCCGTTGTGATAGGCGGGCAACGTCGGTGTTTGTTGTTCGGGGGTCATTGGTCGCGCTTCCATACGACGCCGAAACAAAGGCGCTGCGTCTGTCGGTGGAACCAGCACGGGACGTCGCCTTCTGGCGGATGGAACCGCACATATCCGCCCGGCGTCAGGTGAAGAATCCACTTAGACCGGGGCTTGGGCTCTTCGAAGGACATCAAGGTGTTGTTGGTCGTGAAATAGTGCGGGTCGGTCATGTTTTCCGGTCCTTTTTCGTCGGCAGTTTCCGGCCTTTCAGCCAAGGGTTCGCACGCTTGGGGATGGCCTGGCGCGGGCGCCGGGTTCCGTCTTCGCGGGCGATAATGCGGTTCACCTTGGCGCGCTTCGGGGCCTCGCCCGACGTCTTCCGCTGATGGCAAACGGCGTTCCATGCCTCAAGGTTGGAGTCGTCTTCGGTCCCGCCGATCGACAGCGGAATCCGGTGTTCGACTTCCCAGTCTGGGCGAATCTTCTCGCCGCAGCCGCATTGGCAACGGCCTGAAGCGGCATTGAAGACCCGAAGGCGGCGAGCGGGCGTCATGGCCTTGCGCTTCGTCGGTTCCGGTCTGTCTCGCGTGATTTTCATTTTCAGCCCTCCACGCCCCGTCAGTCGAAGGCGGACACGTCAGGCGGCGGGGCGACCGCGGCGACGACTTCGCCCGCCTCGCGTTCGTGGCGTTCGGCCCAGCCGTGAAGCAGTTCAGACAGGGAGCCGCGCGGGCCGGTCCTGGCCCCCGCCGCGACGCGCGACAGGGCGCTGTTCTTATTCGGGCGAACCGAAATAGGCGGTTCAAACTGGGCGGCGGGCTTCGGTGCTTTTGTCATGGGGCTATGTCATACAGTTTCGGGCGGGAATGTAAACAGTCCAGATAGCGCGGGGCGACTTCGGTCTTCGGGCTATCAGGCGGCGGACCCCAGTCGCCGGATTTCCAGTCGCCCGACCGTTGCCACTCGCGAATCCGGTCGGGCCAGGGGTCCGACGTGTCGGGCGCCGGAGTCGGGCTGAAGGCTATCCCAAGGCTGGGGGCGCGCTCACAGGCCGTCCGAATCCAGTTCCGCCACGTCGCCAGCCAATCGGCCTTTTTCCACGCCTCGCCGCGGCCCAGAGCGTAGTCGCGGAACTTCTCGCCTTCGGTCCTGACGTGAACCGCGACGCCCGCCGCTAGAACCATGTCCCGCCCGATCTGAAGGGCCGCCGTGTCAGGGAAGCCGTCAGGAATGGTCGTCCCTTTCGAAGAGACTCTTTTCTTTTCCCCCTTGGGGGGTAGGGGGGATTCTAGCTTCTGGATTCTAGCTTCTGGTATGGCATTGCGGTCGCATTGCGATGGCATTGCGGTCGCATCGTCGCCGCCTTTGTTTTGCTTGTCTTTTTCCCACCTAATCCGCGCGGCCTCCGAAGAGTCTTCCGACGCCTTCAGCCTCCCCTTCAGCATCCGTTCAGCCTTCGGATTCGACAGTTTTCCGTCGACTAGGGTCAGTTTCCCAACCTCGACTAACTGTCTGACAACGCGGTCGACGACGTTCCGGCGAAGGCGGCATCGGCGCGCGAGTCGGTCCACTTCGAACGGTACTGGCCCGCCGCGGTCGTAAATCAGATTCAGCGCGATGACATAGACCCAGCCTTCATCGGCTTCTAGGTCAGCGACGCCGTTCAGGAAGTCGCCAGAAAACCACTTGACCCAGGGCGTCGCGCTCATGGCCGTTGCAACGGGGCGCGGGGATGGGTATTTTGCTCTTCAGACACGTCTGGGCGCTCCTAACGTCCGGTGTTTATGGCGGGCGGTCGGTGCTGGAAACACCGCCGCCCGTCCGCCTTTATCCGCTCAACATTTCCGACCGTCAACCGAACGGGTTTACGTCCGGGTTCAGCCAATCGGGCGAGGCATGGGGCGGAAGTTCGTCGTCGCCCGCGTCGTCGTCGGTGATGAAGTCAAACTGGGGAATGTAGCGTTGAACGTCGGACCCGATGGCGCCGCCGCGAAACTTGGCCGTAATGACTTCCATTTTGTTCCGCAGCAGGGCGATTTTCGCTTCCCAGACCTGTTTGTCGACGCCCTTTGGCGGGTCCGATCGTTCCATGTAATAGGCTTCACGGAACGGGAACATCACGACGTTTGCGTCCTGTTCGATGGACCCGGAGTCGCGAAGGTCCGACAGCATCGGGCGCTTCGAGTCCCGGTCTTCGACCCCGCGCGAAAGCTGGGACAGGGCGATGACGCCGCATTCCAGGGCCTTCGCCAGCCGCTTCAGGCGCCCGGTGATCTCGCCGACCGCTTCCGTTCGGTTCACGCCCTGGGCGCGGGTTATTGCCATGATCTGAAGGTAATCGACCACGATTAGGGCCAGCGGCCCGCGCTTCGCCAAGCTGAAGCATCGCCGTTCAACGTGTTCAATCGACAGCGTCGAGGAGTCGTCAAGAATGAAATTCGGCGGAATAAGCGCGCTCGCGTCTTCGATCTGGCGAATCTGGTCGTCGGTCAGGCTTTCGCCTTCCATGTCGAAATATGCAATCGGGCGGCCCTTGGCGCGGGTCAGGGCCGCCAGGTTGCGAAGGCTCATTTCGTCCCGGTCCATTTCCAGACAGAAATAGACGACCCGCTTCGTAGGGTTCCGCTGGGCGCAGCCCAAGGCCGCGGCGCGGGCCAGGGCAGTCTTCCCCATCGAAGGCCGCCCGCCGATTATGTGAAGGCGCGAGGGCTGAATCCCGCGAAGGCGCCGGTCGAAGCAGCGAAGGCCGGTCATGGCGCCCTTCGTCTTCCCGGTGCGCTTCTCTTCGATCAGGCGTTCGATGGTCGCCGCCGCCGCATCCCTGGCGCTGACAA